ATAGCGGACTCGACACGTTCCAGTCGTTCTTCCAGACCTTTCGTGTTGAAATTGACATTTGAACTCACCGCCGCGTCTAATTTCGCCCGGAACTCCGGCATCACTTCAGTATTCATGTACCGGCGAAAATTTTTTTCTGGAAGGATTAATTCAGATCCGGAGCGAGTAACCGCCTCACCTACCAGCGCCAATGTCGGTTTGTTTATCAGTGCGCCCTCAGCCGCTTTAATAACCTTGGACGACTTGCCCTTAAATGAACTGATTAGCGCAATTATTCCAACCAGCGCCGCCCCGATCGCGATCAGGTTTAGTGGAAATGGAATCGAGGCGTTCGCCGCCGCCGTTTTTGCTCCGGCCGTCGTCATCTCGGAACCCGCTACGGCCGTATTGGACGCAATCTTTGCCGCATCAGCGGCCTGCTCTGTGGCTGTTCTGGCGACTTTCTTCTTTAGCAACCAACCCTGCACGGCGTCCTTGGCCTTTGCCATCCACGTTTCGATCCCCACCTGCGCCACTGCCCACGCCTGGCTGATCCCCAGCGTGTCAATCGTCCATGCAATCAGTTTCTGCCGCGCCCGCTCCAGCACCGTTTCATAAGCATCGCTGAACCCACCACCGGTAATGATCGCCGTAATGTCATCCTGCGCCTGTCTTTCTATATCTTGTTTTTTCTGCGCCGCATCGCGCGCTATTTCCAGCCGGTTCATTTGAATAGCATAATCGTCATCACTGACTTTTTTATTCAGGTGATCGAGTTCTAATTGAAGTTTTTTCCGCTCAATTATCTCCAATTCATCGTTACTCTTAATAGTCGCAAGTTTATCGTTCAGGATCGTCTTTTGTGTTTCCAAACTCTTCTTCGCGCTGATGTCCTGCGCCTCGTCAAGTTCAATCTGCTGTTTCAATTGACCATATTTTAGCAGCGCCTCGGCATCGCCGGCGGTCTTGGCCGCCTCGATTCTGGTATTGAGATACTGTAATGCGCTTTTACGCGCTTCAGCCCGGCTCTTGCCCTCCACCACCGTCAGATATTCCACCGAACTGCGCACGTCCGCCAGGGTTTGCAGGCGCGCCGCGTCCGCTTTATCGATCTCATTGATCCGGGCCTTGATCTGCTGATATTCTAACTTTTGTGCCGTCGTCAGCCTTTTATACTGACCGAATTGATTCAGACGTTCGCTAAGGCTTTGCCGCTCCGCCCCGCTGTTCTTCGCCTCCAGTTCCGCCAGCGCCTTGCGGTCGTCGATTTCCTTTTGCGACAATACCCCAGCCTCTTTTAGCGTTTTGATGCGATGATTGATTGCATCAATATGTTGGTTATTTTCGGCTTTTTGTTTCTCCAGATCGGCTATTCGGGCTTTGCGGGCGTCCGCGATCAGGTCGTCTTCGTCCCGGCGTACCTTTGAACTCTTGACTATCACCCCCTGAATGGACGAAAGTTTCTTTATTTCTGCGTCAATCTGTTTATTATTTGACTGCCGTGCGCTTACTTCCTCTTGCAGGCCGCCGATGTCATAACTGTTCGCAATTTTGCCCAGTTCCGCCTGCAGTTCCCTTTGTTTGTCAATCTCTTCTTGTGTCTTTTGCACCCGCTTATTTTGAATCGCCAGAAACACTTCATAGACTGCCGTCAATGCAATGATCGCAACTCCTACCGGCCCCAGGCTTGCATACATGCTTTTCAGCGCCGCGCCCACTCCGTGAATTGATAGGCTCAGCCCAGCTGTCTTCAGACCCAAGGCCTGCACTATTTGCGACCCATACTTGATTTTTACCACCAATGCCATTACTCCGGCCGCCAATACCGTCGTATAGCCCAACAGCCCCTGAATCGCCTGCCCCGCCTGATTGACCCCACCGGTGATCTTGATCATGATCTCTGCCATTGGGCTTAGTGCGTTTTTGATTCCCGCGCCGACGTTTTCCCGTAAATCGCCGACTACATTGGATAATTGAATCATCTTACCGGCGTCGGTTCTCGCCAGCGCCTCGGACTGGTCGCGGAAGCGTGTGTTAACTCCATCCAGCAGGGTCTGCAGGCGCTCCTGTGAGTTTGCCGCTCCCTTGACCTCTATTCCGTAGCGCCCCAGCGCGTTTACGTCTGATCCGATCGTCTTGGCCATCAGTTCCGCCGCGCCCACTAGATCCATTTTTTGTGCGGACGCAAAATCCTGTGTCGCCTTGATTAACGGACGCAAACCTTTTTCATCCAGGCCGGTCATCGCCTCCAGCATCGCTGCCGCCTGCACCGTCGCATCATCGTCGTATATCGTAGCCTTTTGACGTTCGGCCGCATATTCTTTGATGGATTCCACCGCTGCTTTCGTATAATGGCCGGTGTTAATCATCGCCTGGGTTAGTGCCGCCTCGGCTTGTTCAGCTTCATTGGACGCCACAATGAATTTTTGCAAAATGCCGGCAGCCATCCGCCAGTAAAATGTTATCTGCTGTACTACTAAGCCGATCTTGATGAATGAACCAGCCATGCCATTAATTTTATTGCTGGTCTTCTCTACCGACGCGCCCGTCTTGGCCGCAAACTCGTCAAACCGCTGATTAAGGCTATTGAGTGACCCAACGATCTGTTTAATATTGGCAATAACCTCTATTTCCATCCGACTGTTTGACATTATGCCCGCCAGACCTTATATTTATTATCAATGAGCGCCGAAGCCGAAAAATTCAAAAACGCCGTCCGCAAATCGCCTTGGGGCATGTTAATTAACATTTCCGCGCTATCTTTCTGCGGATTCATTATTGCCGCCCTGTTTCCCAACCTCTATTTTCTTGGTTATCCGTTTGCCATTCTGCTTTTCTGTGCGCCCGCTCTGATATTCGGCTTTGCCGCATGGGTCGCCGGCAAAGACCTGTAATTGTCATTCCTTCCGCAATTTTAGAGCCATCAGCCACCATTCCAAAGCCCCCGTCATCGTGATCAGATCGTAGATTGCCCGGCCGCGGACAATATCACCGTCGGCCAGCACATACACCAGCCGGTCAAGCCATTGTGTTTCCGTTTCCGTCTCCGGCTCATCATCTTCCAACTGTTTGAAAAAATCATCTTCATCCTTTTCGGATTCACTTAACTCTTTAATTTTTTCAGCGAGCCGGAGAGTTTTGCAATCCACCCGCCGTTGAGTGTTAAAAAATCGCTGACTATCGCCTCCAGTTGACTGTTGCTCAGGTCGTCCCAGACAATCCCGTCTTTATCGCCGATGAGTACGATCTCCAGCACCCTGTCAATTAATCCCCGCTTTAAAAGCCAATTAATCGCACTTTTAACGTCCTTGATCTTTGTAACATCTTCCGCGCCCTCCGCGATCTCGGCGGTCAACTCAAGCAGTTTCTTCGTCTGACCCAGCGTCATTTCGCCCTGGGTCAGTGTTTTTCCCCGAATTTCGTATGATTTGCTTTCCATATTATTTATTCTCCACTAATAAAATTCTATTCATCAATTACGGTTACCGTGCCTTCAATGTCTATGTCCCCGCCAATAAAGACCTGGCCGTCGTAGGGACTGGTAATCGTTACGAAAAATTGCGTCACGATCGGCGTAACACGTATATAGTAGTTTCCCTCCGACAGTTCGGCCAGTTCGGAAGATGCAAAGGTAATTTCGTGCTCTGATTCGCCCGGGATTCCGTTTTCCGGAAATGCTCCTTCATCATAAGCCCAACCGCTTTGATCTTCCCGGGTGTCAAAGGATTTAACAATGTTCAAATAATTCTCATCTGTCGAAACTTCTAATATAAAATTCATCAAGGACGGCCGGCAGGTCTTTTTACTCACAAACATCAAATCAAAATACGGATCGTTCGAGTATGGAAAGACCATCCGCTTTATTTCAGTTATGGTAAAGTCGATCAGCGGAATTGTGTATTCCTGCGTTTCCGAATCCACTCCGGCCAGTTCAGCGCGATCATTCAGGGTTACCGCTACTTTCAGATTATTCCAGGGTTGCATTACCCGGAGATCACCGGCCGCGTCCCAGTTTAATTTATAGCGTTTCATCCTGCCTGTCAACGGCACTTCATTAAAATCTACCTCCTGCTCGGTGTAAATCGTAGCCGGAAACCACTCGCCGTCTATTTCAAACTTTAAATCCTTGACCGAGCAGGGATAATTGTACGGATTCTTGCCCTCAATTAAGATTCCGACGATACCCTTTTCCAGATCGATCTCCGCTCCGACAATAGAGTACTGGATTTCACTTTTTGTCTTGGTAATCATCCTACCACCTCAAAACTCACGATCTGATGCGGGAAAGGAAAAATAATGTTCCCAAATCGATCCAGCCCAACCGTATAGATTTTATATTGCCCGGGTTCAAATGACTTACTAAGCGCGTGAATAGTTGTCTGCCACATTCGCACGTCGCACTCTCCCAACCGTTCATCTGTTTCCGGATTCGCAGACTCACCCAGCATCCGGTAATATTTTACCGTGACAACATCATACGGATACATCGATTTCTCCCAGATAAGTATTGTAGAGTTCGCCAATATACCAGTCGGTAGTATCGGCAACATATAACGGCACAGGCAGTCGTCCGATATTATAGACAGTCCCGGCCGCTGACTGATTCCCGGCCAGATCAACTCCCACCGCATAGACTTTATGACGACCGGTTTCCAGAGTACAGCCTTTCATCCATGAACCCACCGGCGGCACAACATCAATAGTCTGAATCAGCGTGTCCGTCGCCGGGGCGGGACTTGTGCCTAATTGCTTAAAGATTTTTACCTGGCTTGAATCCATTAACCGACCTTTAAGAGTAGGATTGTGATGTTCGTAATATCCGGCCCGTCGTCGGCGTAAGTGGGACAAATATATCCAACTTTAATATCGAAAGCCGTGCTTTTGGTGATTTGGACAAAGCCAGCCTGACTAAGCCTCTGATAATCCATATTATTACCAAATAATTGAATACCCAGATCATTATTACTACCGTCAACCAGTTTAATTACACTCTGGTCAAGACCATCGGCTTCGGGACAATAGAAATCGACTCCGAACCAGATTAAATACGTTCCAGCCGGAATTGAACTGATAAGAGCAGAGGAATATGTCCAACTACTGTTCTTTACATTGGTAAATCCGGTCGCATTAAAATACTTATGAAATCCCTTCAGGTCGCTTAACTGAAAATTCGAGAAGTTGTCGTTTACGATTGAAAACGCATCCCGGACTTTATCGCCGCTTTGTGTCCCGGCCGTACCAATACTAATTGTGGTTATAGACATATTACCTCAATCGAAATTGGGGCGAGATTCCGTGAGGTTCTCGCCCCATTGTTTCAGGTTTTAAAAAAACGTCTTACGACTTACGAAGCCGTACCACTGATGTCAATACTGGTCCCGATGAACACCTGACCGTCACTGATATTGGTTATCACCGGCGCACTCGGAGCAGTGGTATCAACCGTAATTGTTAATTCTGCCCCCTTGGCGCTTTCGTTGTCTTTCTGATCGACCCACGTAGCAACCAGCGTGTGAGTGCCGTCAGACAGCGCTGTGACTATTTGAAAGACCGCTTGAAGTATTTCTTCACCACCCTCTGTAATCGTTGTCTGTGTCAGTAAGAGATTATACGTTTCTGTCCCGGTTTTCTCATACAGCTTCATCGACTTGATCGATGAAGCTGGAATTGCACTCGCCCCTGTTGGGACAGATCCAAAATCGACCTCGCCTCGAATCCGCGGGGTACTGTCGTTCGTAACGTTATCGCTCGAACTCTGTCCGGAATCATCCAAAAGGTCACAGGTGGGCGTAGCGGTACAACCCGTCCGGATATTTTTAATTCCAGAAAATGCGCCAACATTGCCGGCAATGTCTTCACCCCTGCCTTTGATCTTATGGTCGCCGGCCGCAAGGGTTTGGCCGGTTTTCGACCAGTTGCCACTACCATCTACACTGACGGTATTAAGAAATGTGGCATCGTCGTATAGATGAACTTTTGAAGCATCAGGCATTCTTTACTCCTTTTGTTATGATTTTTTCTTCTTTTCGTTATTTACGGAGACTACCTTCCAGCCCAATCTCTTTTTCACGTCGACTTTCTTTCGCATAACCTCGACGCGCACTCCGTCCGGCGTCTCCATTGTTACTTTAACATCACCCAGTTTGTGAGCCTTGTAATCATCTTTTCCACTCATCGTTGTACCTCCAGATTGTTTTGAATCAATCAACGCTCCCGGTCAGCATCATCATTCGCAATTCATAGGCACGCTGACCAGGTTTTTGACCTACCTGTTTATACCAGCGCGACTCTTCCATACTTTTTGCCGCTAAAGTCCAATCTCCGGCGTTCACAGCCGATTGAAATCGTTTGAACTGCGAAAATGTCGCGTAGCCCATATTGAACATCATATTGACCAGGACTTCCTGCCGGACATCATCCAGCGAATCAAATACCGGAAACATCCTGCGACACAGTTCAACCGCGGCTGCAATATCGTTTTCCAGCATGAATTCGGCCTCGGCTTCGCTGATCCCGACTTCCTGAATATTACGTCCGATCCCGATTGTCAGTTTTCCAGCCGGGCATTTATAGGGAAAGAACCGGCGATTCACTACCGGCCCCGTACCTTCATGTCTCATTAAGGTCTGTTTCAGGCGATCCAGATTCATTTCGTGAGTCCTTTCTGCTTTTCATAAGACCGCATTCCGGCCAATCCCAGCATTCCGAAGATCAGTTCGGTCATAATCCCGTCCATGCTCGTATCAAAGGGTGGTAACGTATAATGAAAAAAACCGCCGAATATCCATTGAGCCAGAGGGAAAATGATAATGCGGAAAGCGATTGATATTGCCAGCATCCAGCCCAAAAACGGCCGCCAGCCGGCTAAGAAGATCGATCTCGTCTGCAGTTCGGCTATCGTAATATCCGACTGCATTTTCGCCATGACTTCGGCTTTGGAGAGCCGTTCATCGTCTGAGGTAAAGACCTTGTCAATCGCATTACCGACTGCATCGATTGTCTTTGTTCCTGTACCAAATAATCCCATTATTGCCTCAGTGCCTGGCCTAAGTCATCTATCTTGGTTTCGATACGATCAAGGCGTTTGATGATCGCCTCATTTTCGGTTCTCATTTCGATCACAGCCCCCTCTACCTGGCGCAAACGTTCCTCGTATTTCTCTACTTTTTCATCCACGCTTTTTACTCTTTTAGAAAAGCCCGTGATTACAAAGATCAGAATTGTAACGGCGACTGAAATAACAGCAACTAACCATTCCATCGCGCCTCCGTTTAACTGATCGCTTCGATGGCGAACGCGTCGGAAATATTCGGACTGGCCGAGAATTTCTCGATACTAATCTTGGTTTTCAGTCCATCTACGGACGGAATGATATTAGTAGGGCCTGCGATAACGATTTTTTTGCCTTTACTCGTAAAACGAATTTCGGCGTGGTCTATCGTTTTGTCCTGGATGCTTTCCAGGTCGGTAGTGTCCAGTTCTGAAAAACTGACTTCGGCTTTCGCCAGATACGCATACAGATCCTTGGAATTATCTTCCAGCTCCTCCGACTGCGGTTCGACCGAAAGCGCTACCGAATCTTTCTTCAGTCCGGAAACAGTGTATTTTTCGACGGCGGCGGCCAGTAAGACCAGGTCAAACGGCCCATTAAATGTTTTTGTTTTATCTAACATGGTTGTGTCCTCTAAATTTCAAATTTGATTTGGTTGAATGTCAGCACCATCATACTCCCGGCATTCGTCAGGGTAAAAGCCTGCCACCGAACATTATTGTTCATATCGTCGGTATTCAGGCTGGGATCGTCCTGCAATTTCTTAACAACTGCAATCGCTTCACCAATCTTTTTCAGATACAGGTCATTATTCGGATCGAGCGTAAACTCAACCTTGAAATTCGGTTGATGGGAATCGTCGTCCTCATTGTCGGATTCAGAACTTTCGATCAACTGAACGGTATAGCCACTGTTGGCCAGTGCAGTGGGAAAAATCCCCAGTTCAAGATTAAACCACTTTTCGGCCGGTACATAACGAAATTTGGCCGCTGTGATTATGGCCTTGATCTTTTCCTGTAACTGTAACAGCGTCATTTTATCGCCCGAATATTACCTTTCGTTTAGTACGCTCTTCCGAATCGCCAATAATACTATCCGTATTGACGTCGACCCAGTAGTGCAATGGCACTTTCTTGGCTCGCATCAGATAGAAATCAGCCTGATCTACCATCTGATTCATAGACAACAATTCGGCGACTGCAATTAACGCTATACGATCTTTCAGAGCCTGCTCGTTTTCGTAGTCTTTGACATTCTCAACACGGCTTTCAATCTCAGCGTCTGTATATCCGGGATATAGATTCTGTTCGTGTTCCTTAATCTCCCGGTAAACCGTACGCTTGGCCGTTTCAATAACATCGTCAAGAGATTGCCCTTCGTACTTCAGATAATCGTTGATGTCCGGACGGACTTTCAACAAATCTGCTTCGGCCACTACGATGTTAGTCAGAACTGCCATCAGATAGCCTGAACGATTTTCTGATTAAGATTTGGATTGGAAAGAACCTGAAACTGGAAAGGCGTAATTTGAATCTTGGCGCCCTTTTTCATATCAAGTCTTTTCCCGGCGATTTCACAGGCATGGCTTTCCAGAACCAGAACATTGACCAGAGTTTCCTCGACATTGGTTTCGGCTGTCGCTGTATCAGTGGCAGTCGTTTCCTCGGTCGGTGTTCCTGTTGCAGTTTCTTCTTTTTTCTTAACCATGAGTTACCCTTTCAAATAGGAGGTGGGGCTGACCAGTGCGATCAGCCCCGATTATGACGACTAAGTGTTAGCTCCGAAGGAACTGGCGGAGGTGATTTGCCATAGTGAGTTCTGGTCAACAATGCCGTATTTCAGGACACCGTACCAGCCAATGTGCATCATGCGCCCCAGCTTGTCGAACGGACCTGTAATGGTCAATCCGGGATCCAGCGAAATCGCTTTCCCCAGTGCATTTCGCCCCAAGAAAATCGTGTCATAGGTATCTACCCCTTCTGCTCCTGCATCTTCGTTTGGCTCCAGTCCGGCAGTTGCTATCCAGCGAAAGCCCTTATAGATGCCGAGCTCATTGCGCAAAATAGAAAGCGCATTGGCATATTTGGAAACATCCTTCCAGCCATCGGACTTGGTAATGTCACCGATGATGTCCGGATGAGCGATAGCGACATACAAATCACCCTCAAAGCGCGGGATATTCGCGCGGAAAAGCCGATTGTGGACATATTCCAAATCGGCGTCTTTGATCACATCCGTGGCGACGATGGCGCCTTCACTAGCTGCGCTATTAGCCAGCCGGATATTGGTTGATGCTTGCAACGCCATACACCCGAGCCGGTTCAGGGTTTCAACCATATTCATCGCGACAACCGCAGCGGCGGCTAAGTCTGCTTTGCCACCCGTCTGTAGGTTTGTTAATTTTGTGGTGGTTACCAC